CAGAGTTTCCAAAGATGTTAAGTCTTCGCCCAATGGTGATTGATGAAAACAATATGATTCTTGGTGGTAACATGAGGTTAAGGGCATTGCAAGATTTAGGATATACAGAGATTGATGATGCATGGGTAAAACGTAGCAGCGACCTAACAGAAGAAGAAAAGCAAAGGTTTATTATTGCTGACAATGTTGCTTTTGGGGAATGGGACTGGGATACTTTGGCAAATGATTGGGACGCAGAACAATTGAGTGATTGGGGGTTTGGGATACCTTTGTTTGGTAATAGTAATTATTTTGACGTAGATGAAAAAAATGATAACCAATTAAATGACAGTCCAAAGTTATCTGATAATGATTATTCTATTTTTGAATTAGTCATGCTGCATGAAAACAAATTAAAATTATTAGATACTTTAAATAAAGTAAAAAACGAATTTTTATTTGAAAAACAGGAAGAAGCATTAATGGAGATAATTAGAAATTATAATAAATAAACATGAGACAAGAAACTAAATCATTTATTAGTTTTGGAAAAGCTGAATCAGGATTAATATTTAATGAAGAAAATCATAATAGATTTCCTTTAAAATATTATAATATTATTAATTCAGAAGGTTTAAAACCAAAACACGACAAAACTTACTTTGTATTTGTTTATGAAGGCATAGCAAAGTTAAAAATTAAAGATGGTTTAAATGCATTAATGCCAAAAGATACTTATTTTAGTCATCATGGAAAATTTAAATTATATGGTAAATTTAAGGCAATAGCTATTGAGGTGTATGTAAAAAATGGAGATTTTGTAAAAAATAAATTTAGAGCATATACAAATATTGGTGGTGTTGTAGAAGAAGTTGGCAGATTAAAATATATTGATGGTTGTACAGATTCATTGTTAATCGCTCCAGTAAAAAAAGGAGACCCTTGTTTAAATCATTTGCATTTTCCCAAAGGAATTATACAAACTGCACATACACACCCAAGTCATCGTATTGGAATAGTTATAAGGGGTTCTGGTGAATGCGATACTCCTTTTGGTAAATTGCCTTTAGAAGAAGGAACTATTTTTGTAATAAAGGAATATAATGGAATTGAAACAGCATTAGGGTTAGATGGGAATGAATACGAAGCTGGAACACATAAGTTTAATACTTATGGAAGTTCAATGGATGTAATAGCATTTCATCCAGATAGTGATTTTGGAGCAGAAGACGAGTTTCATCCTATGATTAATAGAACGATTGTAAAAGGAATTTCAGCCAATAAAATAGATGAAATTAGAACAAAATAATGGGTAAGATAAGGCAAAAAGATTATTTAGAAATGAATGTATATGATAAAGCTATTGAAAGAATTAATCATATATATGATACATTTGATAAAATTGTTGTTTCTTTTTCTGGAGGAAAAGACAGTACAGCGGTTTTAAATTGCGCTTTAAATGTGGCAAAAGAAAGAAATAAATTACCATTAAAAGTAGTTTTTTTTGATGAAGAAGCGGTTCATCCTCCAACTATTGAATATGTTCACAGGGTTAATAATAACCCAGATATAGATTTAGAATGGTATTGTTTACAATTTAAACATAGAAATGCTTGTTCAAACGAAGAACCATTTTGGTATACTTGGGATATAGATAAAAAGGATAAATGGGTAAGAACTATTCCTGATAATGCAATTACCTATCATGATAAATTTAAAAAAGGAATGACATTTCAAGAATTTTCACCATATCTATATGAAAAAAATCAAGGGAAAATTGCAATGCTTACTGGAATAAGAACACAGGAAAGTTTAAGAAGATATCAAGTTATTGCAAGAAAAAAAAATGATTCATATATAAATTCTAAATGCGAATCTGGACAAAATCAATATCGTGTATTTCCAATATATGATTGGAGTAGTGAAGATGTATGGTTAGCTGTTCATAAATTTAAATGGGATTATAATAAAACTTATGATATTTTTAATCAAACAAAATTATTTAATGATTTTTTACATCAAAGAGTTTGCCCGCCTTATGGTGAAGAACCATTAAGAGGATTATGGATTTATGCTGAATGTTTTCCTGATATGTGGCATAAAATGATTCAAAGGGTAGAAGGTGTTGCAACTGCTTGGAGATATGGTAATACTGAATTATACAGTAGCGCAAAAGCTAAACCAATAGGAATAACATGGCAAGAATATTTAAATGTTATTATAGATAGTTATGACCATGATAGTAAAAATGATATTAAAAAAAATATTAATAGTTATATTAAAAATCATTTTTTAAAGACAAAAAATAAAATACAAGAAGAGGATACACATCCAGTAAGTGGAGTTTCATGGAAATGGCTTTGTACAGTTGCGATAAGAGGAGATTTTAAAGGGAGGATGTCTAATGTATTAACTACAGAGGCAACAAAAGCAAGAGAAAAATTAGGTATTACATTAGATGAAGCAATAAAAATATATTCATAATGAAACATCAAAACCAACCTTTAAATAATATAAATTGGTTACATAGGGATAATTTAGTACCAAATAATTATAATCCTAACAAAGTAGCACCACCAGAATTAGAATTGTTAAAAATTTCAATTATTGAAGATGGTTGGACACAACCAATTGTTATTAATCCAGATTTTACTATTGTTGATGGTTTTCATAGATGGACAGTATCTGGACATAAAGAAATTTACAATTTAACAGACGGTTATGTTCCAACAGTCATGATAACACCAAAAGACGCAAACCAGCAGCAAATGGCAACTATAAGACATAATAGAGCAAGGGGAACTCATGGAGTTTTAGAAATGTCAAATATTATTACAGATATGGTTAAAAGTGGTTTAGATGGTGATGAAATAATGAAACGACTTAAAATGGAAAAGGAAGAAGTTGTAAGATTATTGTTTAGAGCAGGAATACCTAAAAGTGATGTATTTAAAGATAAAGATTTTTCCAAATCATGGACTCCTAAATAACAGTCATAAAACAGTCATGCCAATTAAACCTTCTGATAATCCGAAACCATTTGTCAAAGGACAGTCAGGCAACCCCAATGGTCGCCCAAAGAAGCTACCTGAAATAGACAAGTTAATGGCTGAAGTATTAGGCGAGGAAAAGGACGGAATAACCGCAGCACAAGCCATTTTAAATATGTTAAGGGGCAAGGCAGCCAAAGGTGATATCAGGGCAGCACAATTACTCTTTGACCGTGCTTACGGCAAATCAAAGCAACAGATAGATGTAACCAGTCAAGGGGAAAAAGTAACCGTGCCAACAATTATATTTTCTGACGGAACGAAAAAGGATGCAGATACAAGTAAATGAAAAGTATGAAACATTATGGAAACCTCGCACAAGGTATTTCCTTATAACTGGTGGACGTGGTTCGGCAAAGTCATTTACCGTTGCACTTTGGGTTTGTAATATGTTATTATATTACAAAAATTGGACAATCCTTTACACACGTTACACGTTATCATCAGCCAACATTTCCGTGATACCAGAGTTTAGGGAGAAATTAGATTTGCTCGGTGTGGCAGATGAATTTGACATCACCAACAATTACATATCACACAAGGCTACAAAGTCAAGTGTTATTTTTTCAGGCATCAAGACTTCATCAGGAAACCAAACGGCAAAGTTAAAATCGATAACAGGTCTCAATGTTTTTATTGTCGATGAAGCAGAGGAGTTTTTAGACGAAAAAGATTTTAACACCATAGACGAGTCAATAAGGATGCCTGACATTCCTAACATTGTTATTTTGGTCATGAATCCCCAATCGGTGGAGCATTGGATTTGGAAACGGTGGTTTGAGAAGTCACACAAGATGGAAGTTATTAACGGAGTCCAAGTGCCAATCAGCAACAGTCCTTTTATAACTCACATTCATACGACATACCTTGACAACAAACAAAACTTAAGTCAAGATTACATTGATAAAATTGATAACCTACAAAAGGAAAACAAAGAAGCATACGAACACAGATTTTTAGGAAAATGGTTAGACAAGAAGCAAGGTGTAATATATCCTAATTGGGTGGAAGGTGAATTTGACTCAAGTTTGCCTTTCGCCTATGGACTTGACTTTGGTTTCTATCCAGACCCATTAGCCTTAATCAAGGTAGCAGTTGACAAAGGGGCAAAAAAGATATATGTACACGAAGTAATTTATGAACAGAACCTTTCTTATGAAATGGTTTTATCAAAGGTTAAACACCTCGTTGAAACCAACGACATGATAATAGCAGACACGAGTGAACCAAGACTGATACAAGCGATGCAATCACAAGGCATTTATGTAATAAAGACGGAAAAATATGCTGGGTCTGTTGTTGATGGAATACGACTTATAAACGATTTTCAATTGGTGGTAACCCCTGAATCTTACAACATGAAATATGAGTTGAGAAATTACATTTGGAACGATAAGAAGGCAAGTATACCATTAGACATGGATAATCACGGTGCAGATGCTTTAAGATATGCATCGGTTAAATTGTTAGAAGGTTCAGATTTATTGGCTT